CCCTATGATAGAGGACCTACCGATGTAGGTCACAGGGAATTCTGATGAAGCATATGTTAGCTAATCAGCACTAACACTGCTTACTAATGTGGAAGTATTGCCACATGCCTTCTCCTCGGGTCGAGGGAAGGGAGACGCATAGATCACTCTGGTCTGAGTGAGTGCCAAGGATGCGTGTGTTCTGTTCGCGAGTCGATCGGGTACCATGTTGCCGGCCGTCCTAAGACCGCCGGGCCCGCTTATTAGTTTACTCTTACTCTTCTTGATGCGCTTAGCCAGAAGTTTGGCATAATATGAGCGTAATTTTCTGAGTTCAAGAGAGATTCTAATGATCGTGTGTTTCTTAAGTTCAATACTTGCTGATTTCCTTCGAAGGCCGCTATGAGCTGCTAATGTGATAACCTTAAGACGGTTAGTTGCTTCAAGCGCCACCTGGCCCTGAAGCCCTTCGAACGGAACAAGTCCTAGTCTGAGTAATGACTCTGGGTTGCGTCCAGCCCTCATGGCGACGCTTACTGGTTTCTTAGTGAGTTTCCCACCAGCCAAGATATACTGTGGACCAAGGTGTAGGGGAGCACTTAAGTGCTCATCCACTACGCCCTTATAACAGGTCCAAAACTCGGTTGGTTTAGAGAAATCCCACAGTTGCTCAATGGAGCGCTACGAATGTTGCTGTCTGCACGCCACGTAGGCGTAGTAGTCTCGGAATGAAACCTTCCCGATTAAGTCCGGATGCCCACGGCGTTGAGGCAAACCGAGCCCTACATAGGGGAGATTTGGGTGGATGCGCTATTCGGCGGCCCTCCTCCACTAATCGGGAGAAGTAATTCTAAGCACATCTCTGAAGCGCCGAAACTAGGCCGGGTGACTAGCCCGATAACAGCTGGATAGACCTGCGGCATTTTGAAAAATGTTGGTCGAATCGAAGCGCCCGTAGGCGCCGATCGAGATGGTCTTAATCCACCTGTACCCTGTGATTACCTTAAATCCATGATCTGCGAAACCCGCCTGATCAACTAGATACGGACCTCTGGAGGCTTCAGGAGCCCAACTGAGGTTGCCGTAATTAGTGTTCCGCGGGCGTTTCTCACCAAAAATAGGTGCGAACCACATACGTGCAAAGTTGCACACAGTGTAAGACACCTGGTGCTTGTGCTTGGATATAGGTAATCCACTATCACTAAGCTATGCCGAATATGCAGTGTTGCATGCTTTCGGCCAGATAGCAATAAGATCGTCTCCGAGAATTCTGACAAATACGTCCTTTCTCTTCCAAAGGTCTTTGGGGCTGCGTGTCTTCACGGCTATACTAATAGCCTCATCAACGATGAAGATGTGCAGCACTGACTACAAGAACCAAGAAAGAGGTAGTCCCATAAGGCAACCCCGAGTCGACTTGATCATAACAATGAAATCGCGCCATGCTTTTGGCTCAACATCATGTGGATCAGACGCTCGTATCCTACGCTTATAAATTAGTGTCTGGGATAACTACATTACACGTAACTCAGGTATAACCTCACCTGCTTCTAGCTCCGCTGGGGTTAAGAGAAGCTTTTCGAGCCATTCTATGAAAACTATAACATAGTCTGCGCTCAGGTTATCGGTAGCAGCTGTCAAATCGGACGAAGTGTGTTCCCAGAGTGGAATCTTCGCCTTGACTTTTCTTGCCCACCTATTGAGATCCGTCTCAATAGTCGGGGGATCCAATTTGGTAAGAGGTCCCCGCGTCCAACGATGGGTAAGCAAGTACTGCCACAAACGATCTCTCCAGGCGTGCCCCGCGTGCACCGTCTGGAGGGTGGACTTAGTGACCACCCTAACTTTACATCCATTCTCCGCAATTGGTACAACTTCCGACTAGTTATTATTCATTTTTATAAGTGAAGCCCAACAGTTGCTACCGTAAAGTGGAACTCTGCTCGCAGCTTTCCA